AACCAAGCAAGTGCTGCAAGCCATGGCGATGATGAACATGGAAGGCGAGGGCATCAGCGACGTTCGGAAGTTCTTCCGCAAACGCCTGGTTAGCATGGGCGTGATTGAGCCGACTGAGCAAGAGGCAGAGGAAATGGCCGCGATGATGCAGGGCCAGCAGCAAGACCCGAATGCTATCTTCCTGCAAGCCGCGGCTGAGGAAGCTACCGCCAAAGCTGCAAAGGCTCGGGCCGATACCGTCAAGACGGTGGCCGATGCTGAGTTGAGCCGCGCTCGGACGGTTGAGACCCTGGCTAAGGTTGATATGGATTCTCAAGACCACGCGATCAACATGGCGCGTGAGATTGGCGGCGCGATTGCAGGACAAGTGCAGCCTTTGCAATGATTTTAGCGGCATCCACCCAGCCGCATAAATGGGTGAGTTAAACGGGGGCTTTATGACGCAAACGGCAGTGATGGAGGAACAGATCGAAGTCGAGGAAGTCGAACAGCAGGAAGGCGAAGAACATCAGGATGAGCAAGTTAGCGATGAGGGAGAAGCCGTCGCAGACCAGAATGATGAACAGCCGGAAGAGCGGGCCGACGAACAAGACGAGATCGTTGTATCTATCGGTGAGGAATCGCCACCTCAGGAAGAGGAAACTCGTGCGCCTGAATGGGTTCGTGAGCTGCGGAAAGCAAACAGGGAGAAAGAGCGCCGTATCAAAGAGCTTGAGGCCAAGCTAAATCAGACAACCGAGACCAAGCCGGTTACGCTGGGACAAAAGCCTACGCTGGAAGCTTTTGATTACGACTCTGACAAGTACGAAAGCGCGTTGTCTGACTGGTACGAGAGAAAGCGCGAAGTTGATCTGCAAGCTGAGAAGCAACGGCAGGTTGAGCAAGCGCAGAAGCAAGCCGCTCGGGAAGCAGAAGAGTCATATATAAAATCGAAAGCATCGCTAAAGGTGCGCGATTTTGATGACATTGAAGCTATTGTCGATGATGCGCTTGACCATACGCAGCAAATGTTAATCGTACATGGGGCTGAAAACCCCGCCTTGGTTGTTTATGCGCTCGGCAAGAATCCTAAAAAGGTTAAAGAGCTTTCTTCAATTAAAGACCCCGTGAAGTTTGCCTTCGCGGTAGCAAAACTGGAGACTCAGTTGAAAGTTAGCAATCGCAAGGCGGCCCCGCCGCCCGAGAAGGTGGTCAAAGGTACTGGCCGCGTTTCAGGTTCGGTGGACTCAACCCTTGAACGGCTGCGTGAAGAAGCTGCGAAGACTGGCGACATGACTAAAGTCATGGCGTACAAGCGGCAACTTCGCGCAAAACAAAACTAATTTAGGAGCTTTTTGCTATGGCAAACGCATTTAACAAAGAAGAACGCGTTGCGTTCGAAAACATCCTCGAAGGTTTCCAAGATGCCCTCGTGCTGTCTCGTAATGTGTCGATCTATAACACCGATCAGACCATGATGGAGCGCACCAACAACGTCATTTGGCGTCCGATGCCGTATATCGCTCAGTCTTTCAGCGGCACCGACATGACGTCGAACTTTAAAGATTTCACCCAGCTGGCCGTCCCTGCGACGATTGGCTTCAATCGCGCGGTGCCGTGGGTTTTGACTGCTACCGAGCTGCGCGACAGCCTGCAAGAAGGCCGACTTGGTGATTCTGCTAAGCAAAAACTGGCGAGCGACATCAATCGCGCAGTCATGGATGTGGCGGCGAATCAAGGAACGCTTGTTGTTAAGCGCACTGTTGCTGCGTCTGGCTTTGACGATGTGGCACAAGCAGAAGCCATCATGAACGAAATCGGCGTGCAAGCGTTTGATCGTTACCTCGCCCTTTCGACCCGTGATTACAACGGCATGGCATCGAATTTGGCTGGCCGTCAAACCATGCAAGGTAAGCCCGTTACCGCCTACGAAAAAGCGTATGTCGGCACCGTGGCGAGCTTTGAAACGTTCAAATTTGACTATTCAAACCGCCTGACTGCTGCCGCTGGCGTGAGCGTGACTGTCAATGGCGCGAACCAGTACTACACCCCGAAGGCGACTTCGACGGCGGGCACTGGCGAAACCGCGAACGTGGATAACCGTTACCAAAACCTGACCATTGCCGTTAGCTCTGGCACCGTCAAGGTTGGCGACGCATTCACCATCGCTGGCGTCAATTCGGTTCATGCCATCACCAAGCAAGATACCGGCCAACTCAAGACCTTCCGTATCACGGCAATCGTGTCTGGTGCGGGCGGCTCTGGCGTTGTGACCATTTCGCCCCCGATCATTTCCGGTGGCGGCGCGACCGACGCGGAACTTCAGTACAAGAACGTGACTGCCACCCCCGCAAACGGCGCGGCTATCACCTTCCTGAACACTGCTGCCGCTGCCGTCAATCCTTTCTGGCAGAAAGACGCGCTCGAAATCCTTCCGGGCCGTTACGCTGTCCCGTCTGACGCTGGCGCGGCTGTCATGCGTGCCACGACCGACCAGGGCATCGAACTGGTTATGCAGAAACAGTACGATATCAACACCATGAAGGTGAAATATCGTCTGGATACCACGTTCGGCGTTGTGAATAAGCAGCCTGAAATGTCCGGCATCATTCTGTTCGGTCAGGTGTAAAGGTTAGCGGGGAGGGGAATCCTCCCCGTTTTACATTTAGGGGTAGAAAAATGCCATTGAAAAAAGGTTATTCGCAAAAGACAATCTCGGCTAACATTAGCAAAGAGATCAAAAGCGGTAAGCCGCAAAAACAGGCCGTTGCGATTGCTTTGAGCACTGCCAGGACTGCTGCAATGAAGGCCGGAAAACCAAGCAAGGCACCGGCAAAGAAAGGTAAGAAATGAAGTCTCCTACGATGCTTTACAAGCACCCAGGACAGCACGAGATTCATGGCTCAAATTTCGACTACATCATTGTCGATGAAAGCGATATTGAGCAGGCGATTAAAGATGGCTGGTTTTTGACTACAGACGAAGCAAAAAACAACTTTTCTGAAGTTTCAGATTCTACTGACGCAACCAAAGAAGAAATGATTCAAAAGGCAGAAAGTCTTGGAATTAAAGTGGATAAGCGGTGGAGCGTCGAAACTTTGCTTGATAAAATCAATCAAGCATTGAAAGGGGAATAACATGGCAGTTCAAGCATCATTTGAGCCTAATTATACTCGAGGCATTACTGTTTCTCCTGGCACAGCAAGCGCATCAAGTGCAATCGGCCTAGGAAGCAAAGCGCTGGTTTTCACTAATTTGTCTTCCAGTGTTGTGACTTACGTCAGAGTTGGAAATGTAGGGATTACTGCATCAACCGCTGATTACCCGCTTTTGCCAAACTCTCAAATTAGCGTCAGCAAATGCCAAGATGATACTCATGTGGCCTATATAACGGCTTCTGGAACTGGCTCCGTGCATATTATCCCTGGAGAGGGATACTAATGTTTCCAGTGTCTCGGCTTCGATCCCGCAGTAGGTCTAAAATTTATGGGCCTATTTGGACGCCAGCGCAGATTACCACTGCGCTGTGGCTTGATGCGTCCGACGCTAGCACTATCACGCTGAATGGCTCAAACGTAACCCAGTGGAATGACAAGTCTGGCAACGGACGCAATGCAGCGCAATCGACAGCGGCAAACCAGCCGACATTTGCAAATTCACAAGTCACGTTTGACGGATCGAACGATTACTTCACCTTAGCTAGTAATGTTGCCAACGCCGACGCCACAAATTCATTTGTCGTGTTTTTTGTGGGCGCGGCTGATCTTACAGGCAGAAACAACTCGACAGGTGCGGCAATTTTAACTCGTCAGTTAGTCAGTGACGGCGCTGGGTCTTGGCACGTAGGTGTCGCGGCAAGCGGAAACATGGTTAGCCGACTGCATATAACCGCAGGAAACAACCTTACCGGGCTGCTCAAAACCAATACCGGGACTATATCCACAAACACGGGGTTTATTGGCGAGTGGGAATACACCGGCACAGCCGGATCGACCGCCGCAGACAGATGGGTTATCCGAAAAGATGGCGGTTCGGCGTTGGCTGAGTCCGTTGGGACCACAGAAGCAAACTGGAATAACCCGGCTGGAGCAACGTATATCGGTACCGGGTGGCTAACGGACGCAGGATATCAATACAAAGGGACAATTCAAGAAATTGTATTGGTTCCAAACAGCATGAGTGCGTCTGATCGACAAATCATGGAAGGTTACTTGGCGTGGAAATGGGGAGGGTTTTAACATGCCAATGGAGCTAGTAAGACAACTTCCTTACAATCACCCGTATCGCTGGGATGGCACGTTGTTCGGTGGCCCTAAGCTGTGGCGGCCTACAGATATTGCCACCGCCCTTTGGCTGGATGCAGAGGACACCAGCACGATTACGCTGAATGGCTCGACGGTAAGCCAGTGGAATGACAAAAGCGGAAACGGGCGAAATGCTACGCAAGGCACGGCTTCGGCTCAGCCTACTTATACTGCTTCTGGATTGAACGGAAAGCCTGTATTAACGTTTGACGGGGTAGATGATTTTTTAACATCTCCATCAAACATTGATATAACAGGAAATCCTTTATTTACAATTGTTGCAGTTCATAACATATTGTCTACTGCACTTGCAAATCGTGTCGCGTATTCGTGGGGAGGGTCTGGCGCTGGGCGTGTGGCCCATTGGATAACAGGCGCTGCTGGGTCGTCGTCAATGATAG